CTACTATGATGGGAACAGTTGACGAACAACATATTGAAGATGCATTTGAATCCTTAATGGGCCAATTTGCTGAAGACACTTTAGACGAAGGTTACATGAAAGGATATAGCAAGTATCATTGTAAAGACTGCGGATGCCAGATGCATAACTGTAAACCAGATTGTGATTGTAAACATGATTCGCATGATGAGTCAGGTAGCTGGTGGGTAGATAAAAACGGCAATGGTATTCCAGATGGCTTAGAAAAAAGCATGGGAGAAGCAAAACAAGAGATGTGTCCAAAAGCATGTTGTGGAAAACCTGTGACTGAGTGTACATGTGGTCCAGAGTGTAAACACTGTGATTGTTATGAAAAAAATAAAACGAATGAAGGTAATAGATTTAGTAAAGAATTAAAAATTGCTAGAGACAAAGACGATGATGAAATGGAACTAGACGGTAAAAAAATTCCAGTAACAGAATTTGTATTGTCATTGTTCGACAGAGAAACAGGACAGTTTCCAAAAGGTGAAACAGCAGTATTAACAGCAATTGAAAAAGATTATGGCGAACAGTATATTGAGCCAGCAAAACAATTTATAGAGCGTATACAATCAACGTTCGAACAGTACAAAACCTCTGCACAAGAGCCGATCATTGACGAAGAACCTATTGAACAGTTAGGCACAGTAATGGAGCCTACAGTTGCACAAGATGAGGAAATGGACGAATCAGGCTTACAATATTACACAGGTGTTAAAAAGCACGGCGAAGAATATATGAAAAAAGCGGCTCAAGCAGGTCGTGATGGAGCTAGCCAAGAAGAATTAGGCAGACTAAAAGACAAGTACAGCAAAGCGGAAAAGAACAAGACCACGAAAGAAGCACAAGATATTATGAGATTAGCAGGGCTATAATAGCTCTACTATAAGTTTTTCAGTATTTTCTTTAAAAAAACACTTGACAATGTTAGTAGTTGATAGTATTATATAAACTGTGCTACTAACAAATAGGCACAAAGCACATAGGCATAACATATAGGAGGCAAAACTATGGCATCATTAGCAGAAATTAGAGCTAAACTTAAAGAGCAAGAAGCCAATACTGGCGGAAACCGAGGACCACAAGGTCCAAACCCAATTTACCCATTTTGGAATATCAAAGAAGGTGAGAGCGCAACTATGCGTTTCCTACCCGACGGCGATGCATCAAATACTTTCTTTTGGAAAGAGCGTTTGATGATTAAACTTCCATTTAGCGGTGTTAAGGGAGATACAGGTAGCAGACCTGTACAAGTGCAAGTACCATGTATGGAAATGTACGGCGATAGCTGTCAAATCTTACAGGAAGTACGTGGTTGGTTTAAAGATCCAAGTCTTGAAGATATGGGTCGTAAATATTGGAAAAAACGTTCTTACGTATTCCAAGGATTTGTAACTGATAATCCATTAACAGATGATCAAGCACCTGAGAATCCAATCAGACGCTTTATTATTGGTCCGCAAATCTTTCAAATCATTAAGCAGGCACTTATGGATCCTGATATGGAAGAATTACCAACAGATTATACTGCTGGTGTTGACTTCCGTCTTAATAAAACATCAAAAGGTGGTTATGCTGATTACGGCACGAGTAATTGGGCACGTAGAGAGCGTCCTTTAAATGACGCAGAGATGAATGCCATTAACACGCATGGATTATTTAATCTTAGCGATTTCCTTCCTAAGAAACCAGGCGAAGTTGAAGTTAAGGTCATGCAGGAAATGTTTGAAGCGTCAGTAGACGGTGAAGCATATGACGCAGATCGTTGGAGTAACTATTTCCGTCCATCAGGTATGGCGGCTAGAACTGGTGATCCAAATACAGCATCAACTAATGGTACAGCAACGTCTATGACAGCAGCTACTCCAGAAGCACCAGTTGCAGAAACAGCACCGGCAGCACCTGCTCCGGCAGCACCAACACCAGAAGCGACACCTGCTCCAGAAGCAGAGTCAGCACCAGCTGGTGACGGCGCAGACATTCTTGCAATGATACGTGCGAGACAAAATCAATAATACAAAATAATGTAGGGGAGAAATCCCCTACCTTTGGCTTAACAAGGAGAAACTATGGCTAAATCATTTGACGTTAGTAAGTTCCGCAAAGACTTAACTAAATCTATCTCAGGCATGAGTAGCGGCTTTAATGATCCTACAGATTGGATCTCAACAGGCTCATATGCACTTAACTATCTTATCAGTGGCGACTTTCACAAAGGTGTTCCATTAGGTAAAGTAACTGTGTTTGCAGGTGAATCAGGAGCAGGTAAATCTTACTTTTGCTCAGGTAATATTGTAAAACACGCACAAGATCAAGGTATCTTTGTAGTACTAATTGACTCAGAGAACGCACTTGATGAATCGTGGCTACAAGCATTAGATGTAGACACGTCAGAAGAAAAACTACTTAAATTAAACATGTCAATGATTGATGATGTAGCAAAAACTATATCAACATTTATGGCAGATTACAAAGCAATGCCAGAGGAAGATCGTCCAAAGGTTCTATTTGTAGTTGACTCATTAGGCATGTTACTAACACCTACTGATATTGATCAGTTTAACAAAGGTGATATGAAAGGTGATATGGGTCGTAAGCCTAAGCAATTGACTGCACTTGTTCGTAACACTGTTAACATGATTGGTAGTTGTAATGTAGGCTTAGTATGTACTAACCACACTTACGCATCGCAGGATATGTTTGATCCAGATGATAAGATCAGTGGTGGCCAAGGTTTTATCTATGCATCAAGTATTGTTGTTGCAATGAAAAAGATGAAACTAAAAGAAGACGAGTCTGGTAATAAGATTTCAGAAGTACGTGGTATACGTGCAGGCTGTAAAGTTATGAAAACTCGTTATGCAAAACCGTTTGAAGGCGTACAGGTAAAGATACCATATGAAACAGGTATGAATCCTTACAGTGGTCTTATCGAACTGTTTGAAAAACAAAACTTGTTAGTTAAACAAGGGAATAGACTAAAATATATTGATCTTAATGGTGAAGAACATATTGACTATCGTAAAGCATGGATGTCACCTGATAAGATGAATTTAATTATGTCTGAATACGAGCAAAAAATTGCTCCTGTGGTAAATACCGAAGATGATGATGTTGTAGAAGTAACAACTGAAGTCGAACTAACCGAGGAGTAACACATGGATGAAAGCCAAATCGTCGATACATGGACTTTATTTAAAGAGTACATTGACAAAAAGAATATTGAAATTGCCGCTGAACGTTTTGTTGATATGTTAGCAGACTATGGTATAGATGATCATACATTAACACAAGTATTAGGATCTGACAACCACTTAGATGCCGCTATAAACTATTTTTTAGATGTAGATGAAGAAAACTATGCAGACGACGATCCATGGGAAGATGACGAATAATGGGTTGGTATAGTGAAATCTCACGTGACGTATCTAAAATACCAGACGCTGTAGCCCACTTCGATAAAGAACTTATACAAGCTCGTATTGAAGTAAAACTAAAAGGTAATGTTGAACGTGCAGCGGCAGAAATGCCAGGCATTGTTGAACATAGATTTAACCAACTACAAGAGATCGAAGCTATACTAAACTATTTGAATATTGAATTACGTAGACTACGTAGTTCATACTTCAAGAAATATCTTGAAAATTATCAACGAGCTCTGTCTAGTCGTGACGTAGAAAAATACGTTGACGGCGAGGCAGACGTTGTTGACTATGAAAAGATTATTAATGAATTTGCACTAATGCGTAACAAGTGGTTAGGCTTACTTAAAGGTCTTGATCAAAAGCAATGGCAAATAACAAACGTAGTTAAATTACGAGTAGCTGGTATGGAGGACGCAAGTCTGTGAGCGGAATAAAAAATAAAAGAGTACAGCATTCACCTGAAGGTGCACCACACTTAGGCGGTCACAACTGGCGCACACACGTAGACACGTCTGTACTAGATTATTTCAAAGAACAAGGCGCTAAATCATTTTTAGATGTTGGTTGTGGTGTAGGAGGCATGGTAATTGAAGCCATGGATCGCGATTATGATGCTTATGGAATTGATGGTGATTTTAGATTAGTAAGATCAAAGCCTGAGCATTTTATTTTACAAGACTTTACAAAAGGACCTGCACCTATTGATAGACATTTTGATTTAGGCTGGAGTTGCGAATTTGTAGAACATGTAGAACAAAAATATGTAGATAATTTTATGCAAGCATTTGTACATTGTAACACTGTTGTAATGACATATGCTCCTGTAGGAAAAGCAGGACACCATCATGTAAACTGTAATACGCAAGAGTATTGGATAAATGTATTCAAAGATTATGGGTTCACATACAATGATGCTCTAACACAAACTATTAGAGCAAACAGTAACATGAAACAAGACTTTGTAAGAAATTACGGATTATGTTTTGATAAATGAAGTTAATTGCATTTAGCCATCATTCACGGGCAAAAAGTTTTCCGATAAAGTTTAAATTACCTAATTGGCATTTAGTAAAATTTGAAAAAGATAAAGAATATGATGCTGATGTTTATTGGCAACTAAATGTGCAAGG